TAGCGTTCAGATACCTTCACAGGAACACCATAATGTTTCAGCCCTGTTGCCTAATTTGTATGATATGATGTGGTGAATTTATATTTCTTACGAATACAATGACGCCTGACGGCCATACCAATCGTACCCTCTGTAGCAATATGAATAGCATCAGGATTAAACAGTTCAAAAGTTCTTTGGATTGTTTTCATATTGACTATAGCAATCGGAACTTCAGGATAAAACGGATTACGAAGTTGCTTGAAGTCATTTGGTTCTATCGTGCGAACTTCATGGCCCATCATAGCCAGTTCTCGTTTCGTGTTTTCAAGAGTTGTCACGACACCATTTATCTGTGGCGAAGCAGCATCAGTTGCTATTAATATTCTCATAGTCTATCAATTCCCATGTTCCGTCAAAATGTTCAACGATTGCGCTAGTATTTTCTACCCAATCCCCACAGTTCATATAGTGAATATTGCCAATCATTCTGTTTGACGGTGCGTGTATATGACCAACGATACATCCGTCTACATCGTGATACTTGGCATACTCGGAAAGAACGTCTTCATATCTACCGATAAAATTGACTGCCGATTTCACTTTATACTTTAGAAAGTTGGATAGTGACCAATGCGGCAATCCAAAAAGATTTCTAATTTTGTTCACAACCATATTGATCCATATAGATATGTCATAAGCCCAAGAGCCAAGGTGTGCTGCCCACTTGACATTCTGCATCACTACATCAAATCTGTCTCCATGAATAACAAGGTATTGTTTGCCGTTGATTGCGTTGTGAATGGCCTCTTGACGAATGGTTATATTGCCTAGTGATAAGGGCGCATCTTCTAAAAACTCTCTCATGAACTCATCGTGATTGCCGGGAATGTATATGACTTTTGTTCTTTTGCGGGCTTTACGAAGTATCTTTTGTATCACATCATTGTGTTCTTGCGGCCACCATCGTCTAGTGTTGATTGCCCAACCATCTATAATATCGCCAACCAAATAAAGTGTTTCGCTCTCATTATATTTCAAAAAGTTTAGTAGTTCAGTTGCTCTTGAAGCCTTCATACCTAGATGAATATCACTAATGAAAATGGTTTTATATTCCATTGCTCATTTAGTCGCCCCCTGTTATTTTTCGGAAGTCAATAATGTTTTTGATTGACCATCGTTTGTCCTTCATATCATCAAGAATTTCTCTCAATACATCTACGATAAGTTTTTGTTGGGAAATTTGAAGATTGATTTTGATCATATCATTATCAGCAGCAAGATACTCATTTACATCTTTGATTAAAACTTTTCCACTTGGCGGTAGATTCCAATCTTCGGGCGTATCTTCGTGCGCTCCCATAGTATAAAACTCTCGTTTTTCTATACGGAGTTTAGGATATAATTTTTCTGTGAGGATGCTTAGATTTAGTTTTTCACGACTATAATGTTCCAGATACTTAGCATGAAGATTAGCAAGGTGAAGCGAATCTTTATCTAGGTCTTCATAAGATAGTTTAGAATCTTTTTTCCATTCTTCAAGAATATCATTCAACTTCATTATTCACTACCAATCTCAAATTAGGTTTTTTGTTTTCATCCAGTTTATCTTCTATTTCTTTTTGTCTGGACTTTTCATCAAAGCATAACTTATGGCCATATGGACACCAAAAAGAAACATCAGAGGATTTTAAAGCTGCTTTATGAAGTTCTTCGGGAACAACAAATTTTGTGTTACATCCATCGCAAATAACTTCAAAATATTTCTGTATCATAGTATACTCCTCTGCTTATAATATCATATCCACAGCAAAAGTCAAGCTGGAAGTTCATTATACGTCATATATGTATACCTAAACACGGCTGTTGCTTCCAAAAAGTTTACATCTGGATCAGTAACATCAAAAGCAATGCTGGTAAGAGAGACAGGAAAAGCATCATGAAAGACAAATTCCATATTGGGTTTTTTGGTTGAGTTGAGTATCATCAAAGATATGTCTGATTTAAGGCCCGCTCCTAGTATTTCATTTACTCTATCCTTTAGATCACCATACTGAGAAAATTCTTCGGGAAACCCCAATCCAGTAAGCCAGTTGTTGATTTCCATCCAGTTAGCAAAATCTTCATCAATCTTGAAGTCAATACCAAGAGGGTCATAGTCAATTTGTTCACCACTATATGGAATTTTTACAAAAGGATTTCCTGTATCTACTGCTTGAATATTAAGGCCAGGAAGTGCTACTCGCTGAATCCAAAACTCAATATTGGGCGCTCTATGTAAAAGAAATTTATAATTTAACTGTGATAGAAAATTTCTATTGATTGGCATTCTTTTTAGGGCTCCAGATTCGGGCATCATTTTTTCCTTGACTTTGATGTTGAACTCTTGTAGTATTTATAGTATGCAGAAGGAACTAAAGATAACTCTGAAGGATGAGCTTGCGTTTACTAATGGCTAAACACAATGCTCCATATGCCTTAATACCTCATATTGATGAAAATTCAAGTAGGTCAGAACGTGATTATATGTGTGAACAACTTCTGAAAGAATATAGAAATAGGATCAGTTCAGCAAAAGAAAATCAACCTGTTCAGTTGACTAAACAAGAACAGGATGTTATCATTACAAATCTACTTGCTAAAATAGTCATTGCATCTGCTATGGTTACAATGATTTTACTTATACTGTTTACATAGCTCAAACGTCACGCATTGGTGTAGCTAAACTTAGAATTAGGCTGAATCTCAATGAAGTTTAAGTGCATAAAAAAGGGTAGTCCGAAGACTACCCTTTTTAGTTTGTGTCCGGTTAATCCGGCTTCTACTACATTAGGTGGCTAACAATTGTACGACGATAGTACACGTTGCTATCCTGAGTAAGCGCACCAGCACCTGCTGTAATACCTTCAGCAAATGGGTTTGCTACCATTCCATAACGTGTCTTGAAGCCGATCTTAGGCTGGAACGTGTCGTGATCAACAGCACGTACCATCTGTAGAGGAACGTAAGGACAGTAAAACAGTCCAGCGTCCATTGGGTTGGCTCCACGGTATCCAACGGTGAAGTAATCACCACCAGATACATACGGATCAATGTAGACACGGAAGCGACCGTTTAGAACACCCGCAAATGTGTATCCAGTATCATCGACCTGTAGATTGTTGCTGTTAAGAGCAGGAGCATAGTCTAGGATACCAGCCATCTGTAGCGCAGATGCTACGTCAGATGAACAGATAACCATGTTACCCTTACCTCTACGAGTACCCTTCGCAATAGCGTTGGCTTCTCTTTCAAGCTGGTACATCATACCCTTGAACTTCTCGACCATCCAACGACCGTTTGAGTCGGTGTCTAGATCGTATGTTCCAGCGGTTGTTGTATCAGTTTGAGAACCCTGTACAGCGCAGACGTTGATTGTACGAACAACTTCACGATTGATTTCTGCAAGAATTTCAGCAGAAAGCAGATTAGAAAGTTCGTTCTCAACTTCAAGACCGTGAATAGCCTTAAGGTCTTGTGCGATTTCCATTGAGTACTCAGCCTTCAAAGCACGGCTACGAGCAGTAACTGTAACCTTCTCAATGCTGAATGCCATCTCAGGGAAGATAAGAGTAGTGTTAGTACCCAAGCCTTCAGCTACCTGAGTTGGTAGACCACCAGCAGTGTTATAGGTAGAGTTACCAGCACCGTTAGACGATGCAGGAAGTGTACCAATGTTATTTGCAGCACCACCAACAACTGTGTCGTTAGTGTAACCAGCACCAAAGGCACCGTTAGATGCTACGTTCGCACCACCACGAGCAGTGTGACCAGAATCGACTTCATTATAGAAAGTCTCATCGCCACTCTGGCTGTCGTAACGAGCACGAAGCGCAAAGATAAGTCCGGTCGGACCAGTCATTGGCTGAACACCGCAAATGTCATAAGCAATAAGATTAGGCATTGCACGGCGAACAAGACTGATTAGAACCGGATCGAAAATGTCAATAGCACCGTCGCCAGCAGTAGATGACGATGCGCCCATAACGTTAGTAGGTACGCCAGCTTCCGCCAACATTCCCTTTGAATGTGAAGCATTCTCTCTAAGAGCTTGCTCTGTATTCTCTAGAACAATGGTTGTAACACGCTTACGGTGAGCGTCACGGAATTCTCCGTACTTCTCATCGAGCACATCGTCCCATTTTTCCATTAGTTGCTCTGCTAGATACATTTTTTTAATTCTCCCCTTCTACGTGGAATTATTTAGTAATAATATTTATATAATTTGCTTTTTTAGCGAAGATTTTTCTTTGTAGTACGTTCAAGAGCACCTACGAAATCCCTCATTACGGGATCAGCAAATACTTTTGGTTTCTTCACTTCTTCTTCTTCATTTAACTCTTCGTTCACTTTCTCTAGATCGTCTTCTTCAGGCGCTACATAATGGCCATCCTTGAAATAAGTCTCACGAATAATCGCAACCTTTTTCACAAATGATTCAATATCACCATCAAAATCTACATCTTCACACAGAGCCATAAGTTTCTCAGATTCCTGATCTGTTAGACCCTCTGCGACTTCTTCAATTGCATTTTGAAGTTCTGCTTGAACATAAGCATCCTTCAATTCATTGTTTTCTCCAATGATAGCATCTAGAAGTTCGTTTTGTTCCTCAACTCTTTCAGTAAGAGCCTCAACAATATCAACCTTGTTTTCAGGAACATTAATGTTGTATTCTCTGCATAGGTTAGAAAATGCACCCATAAACTCTTCGGCTAGTTCAGCACGAAGCGACGATTCAATAGCGAGTTCGTTTTCTTCCATAAACTGTTCAGTACAATAGTTTAGATAAGCATCAAGCTTGTCTTCCATTTCATTAGCGACTTCAATAACAGCTTCTTCAAACTGTTCTTCCATCTGTACCTCAAGTTCTTCTTTCTCAACCATAAGGCGGGCAGAAACAGCAGCTTCAAAAATGGTTTCCATACGATCTTTGGCTTCTTCGTTCAGAGACTTGTCTGCATCAAAAAGTTCTTTTAGATCGTCCTTGACGCTTTCTTTAACTGCATCTGAAGGCTTGGCTGAAATAGATGCCTTATTGGACTCTGCACTACCATTACCCTTACCTGAGTAATGTCCTGGTCTAACTTGCGCTTCGGTACTGTTCCACCACTTGGTAAGTTCATCCGAACGCATAGAAGCCATTCTGCCAATTACCTTGTTCATTACCTCAATCTTAGATTTAGGATCAGGAACATCTTTTGACTTAGGCTTTAGAGTTGCAGCAGCTTCTGTTTCTTCATCGACTACTTCTTCTTCGTCGCTTTCAGAAACATCTTCATCCTCATACTCAACCTCTTCTTCCTCAAAATCTTCTTCGGGAAGTTCTTGGTTCTCTAGGTCTTCTGACATTTCTGCTTCCTTTTTAGTTCTTGGCATGTTCAAACTCCGAAATAATTGTTCTTACTATTTATCAGTTACTATTTCTTACCGACAATTTCTGCTAGGAAATCTTCGAAAAGACGAATTTTATTCTCTTTTAACTCGTTCATACTCATTTTTTTCACTCTCTTTTTCACCTTTTGGCAAGCTTCTACCATTTTCCACCCGCCGCTTTCATCTGCTACCCAATCACAGTTCTCCATAATACCTGTAACAAATGCATTAGGTGCAGATGGATCAGTCTTTCAACGAACCCAAGGCTCGTGAAGAAACTCCAAGCTTCGCCTCTCCTTCCAAAAGACCTTTTACGATCTGTCCCATAGGAGTTTCAGCTACAAGAGCTTTACCCATAAATTGATTTCCGCTTTGCTTGATTTCTTTAATAAGAATAGCAACTCGGTCAAGGTTGATTTGTGGTCCTTGAGGATGCCCCAATTCACCAAATCCTCTATTTTCTTTAACAATTTCTTTGTTGAAACGTGCTGCTTCATTAGCAAGAACATCAGTTGGATATTCACGACCATTGCGGTTTTTAACACCAGCTTCCATATAGACACCTGAAAGATAGTGGCGAGTTTTGCCGCCTTCTTCAATGGTTTCTACAAGGTGTTCTACGTGTTCATTTAGTTCCCTGATTAACTTCAACTTACTTCTCCTTATCCTGCTATGCTTACTGCTGTACCCAAAACATCGGTATCGTTATTAGATACGAGCGTAGCATCATCACCCTTTTCAATGATAATATCTTGGTTAGATGCAAGAGTCATTGTATAGTTGCCTCTTGAAACACTCAAATTGGTTGTGCCATCTGCGATCACAATATCAACGTTCACCACAAATGCTGATGTATTAACAACGCTAACAACTTCTG